GACGCCGAAGCGTGGCCCTACGTCGATCTGGAGGGCGCGGTCAGGGCGGGCAAGACGACGCCGCTGGTCGCGAAGGTCGCGGCCTACTGCGTGGACTTCCCCGGCATCGCGTGCGCGCTCTGCCGCTGGACGCAGGATGCGCTCGACGCGCAGCTGAAGCCTCGGTGGCGCGACTGGTGCCGCACGCACGGCCTGCAGCTGCAGTGGCACGCCGACGAGGAGTACGACGAGGTGGTCGGCAAAGGGTCGCGCGTCTACCTGCGCGCGCTGAAGGGCGCCGAGGAGACGAGCCGCTACGGCAAGCTCGCGGGCCTCACGCTCGCGATCCTCGGCATCGACCAGCCCGAGGAGGTGCCCGAGGACGTGTATCGGGCCTACGTGCCCGCGCGGCTGTCGCAGCCGGGCTACCCGCATCAGGTGCTGCTGACGCCGAACCCGCCGGGCCTCACGCACTGGATCGCGCAGGACTTCCCCGAGCGCAACACGAAGGCCGGGTACCTCTACCTGCGGACCTCCGTCTACGACAACCGGCACAACGTCGGCGACCGCTACATCGCCGAGCTTGAGGCGGCGCACCCCGAGGGCCACGCGCTGCGGCGGCGGTTCATCGAGGGCAAGCGCGGCCTGCCCATCATCGGCAAGCCTGTCTACGCGGGCGTCTTCCAGGCCCGGCTGCACTGTCAGCGGCTGTCGCTCAACCCGTCGGTGCCGCTGCTGGAGGGCTGGGACTTCGGGCACTCCCATCCGGCGGTGGTGTGGGCACAACTCCTGCCCTGGGGCGAGCTACGCGTCCTGGGGGGCATCCTGGGCAGCGACCAGTTCATCGAGGACTTCGCGCCGATGGCGGTGGCGCTGCGGACGATGTGGTTTGGGGGCGAGCCGAACGCGGCAGGCGAGCGCCTGCTGCCCATGGAGGTGTGGAGCACGGGCGACCCGGCGGGCGATCAGAACAACTCGCAGGGCACGCGCGTCAGCGCGGCAGACGTGCTGCGCGAGTACGGCGTGGCGCTCTACACCATCGGCGGCGCCAACCATCCCGACGCGCGCGACCGCTGCATCCAGCACCTCGCGGGCTATATGCAGCGGCTGACGCGGCAAGGCCCGGCGTTCACCGTGGACCCTGACCGCTGGAAGATCAACACGCTGGAGGGCGTCACCGACAGCACGCACTTCATCGACGCGCTGGAGGCGGGCTACGTCTGGGACGAGCGCTCTATCGCGCACGCCGTGTCGCCGAACACGCGGCGCGCGCGCAAGGACGGGTTCTACGACCACGCGATGAACTGCATCGAGTACGTGGTGCTGGCCTATGGCCCGGCGCAGCCGACGAAGGTGGATCACGAGAAGGAGCAGGCGAAAGCGCGCAAGCAGATGCAGCACGACTACGACGAGGCCGACGTGCGGCGCGCGGTGCGCGCAGGCACGCGCTTCGGTGGGTTGCCGCGCCGCCGCTGACGTGTGCTATCCTCGCGACCCGTCATGCCCCTCAAGAGCGGCGCGTCGCAGAAGGTCATCAGCCACAACATCCGCACCGAGATCGCGCACGGCAAGCCGCAGAAGCAGGCGGTCGCCATCGCGCTGCACACCGCACGCACGAGTGGCGGTGGCCCGCCCGCGCCGCGCAAGAAGTAACCCGACGGTCCCCAGCGTGAAGGAGTTCACAATCATGGAAAGCAAGCTCGCGTTGATCACGTTCCTCGATGATGGACGCCACCCGGTCGATCCCGGCTTCGGGCGACCCGGCGGTGGTGGCGGGGTCGATCCCGGCTGGGGCGTGCGCCCGCCGGTCGATCCCGGCTACGGCCACCCTGGTGGCGGCGGGCACCCGTGGTTGCCTGGGCACCTCGGCGGGCCGCGTCCTGACCAGGGTCTGCCCGGCAGCGGGAACTACCCGACCACCGGCCCGGTGCCGACGCCGCCGCCCGTGACGCCCGACAACACGCTGCCCGACACCGCGCCGCCGCCGACGATCTCGCTGCCTATCGTGCTGCCGCCCGACCCGGTGGTGGACGACGAGCGCCTCTTCGAACTGAAGTACTCGGTGCGCTACGGCTGGGTGCTCGTGCCGGTCGAAGATGACGCCGTCGCGCAGCCCAAAAAGAAGTAAGCTCAGCCGTCACCCGACTGACCCCGTCAAGGAGAACCGCCCCATGAAGCTGCTCGTCGCCACGCTCGCCTTCGTCGCCGCCCTCGTCGTCGCTCCCCTCGCCCGTGCGGACACCATCGTGAGCTTCGGGAACATCACGCCGAACCAGTTCACGGCGACCGACAACGGCGACGGGACGACCACGCTCTCGACCTCGTCCGACGTGAACATCACGCAGATCTTCGCGGGCGCGCTCGACGCCGACGCGCTGTTCACGTTCACGGCGACCAGCACCAACGACGCCTCGCTCGTGCTGGGCGCGGTGGTGACGCAACGCTACGCGGGCAGCTTCACGCTGACGAATCAGGCGGGCACGATCAACTACCTCAGCGGCACGTTCGGCGCGGGGCTGGAGTTCGGCGGCAACGGCTCGACCGGGGCCACGCTGCAGACCAACAGCTTCCCGCAGTCGCCGCCGCTGGTGCTGTTCAGTGACCTCGGCGATCTCGTCAACCCCGAGAGCTTCCAGCTGTCGCTGGCGAACATCAACCTGCCGCTGCACATTGACAGCAGCGGCCCGAACCCGACCATCGCGTCCTTCACGTCGAGCTACTCGGGTGTGGCGGATGCGGCGCTGGCGCAGCCCGTGCCGGAACCGGCCAGCCTCACGCTGCTGGGCCTCGGCCTTGTCGGCTTCGCGGGCAAGCTGCGGAAGCGCGTCGCGCGGCGCTGATGCTGCGCTGTCCGAAGTGCGGGCACTACCTCGCCGTCTGCATCTGCGGGCGGCGGGCGGTGCTCTTGGGTACTCCGTTCGTGCTGGCGTCAGTGCTGTCGCGCACGGTGTGGGCGCGTGACCTACAAGGGCCGGGGAGTCACTGTGGGTCATGCGTCCCTTCGGGCACGACGCGCGTCCAACCGATCATCGTGCCCGACCCTCCCCTACACGGCTGACGACATCCGCGCCGCGCACGGTGCTGCCGATTACGACACCTGGGTCGAGTGTCGGCGGTGCCATCGCGCCTGGAAGGCCGAAGGGTGTATCCTCGGCGTGCTTCACCACTACGTCGAGTCCTGCGAACGCTGCGAGGCCACCCCGATGCAAACCACTGGCACCTTCCCCGCCCTGAGCCAACCGCGTCCGAAGCCGAAGCCGAAGAGCGGCGGCAAAAAGCGGTAGACTCTCGGCTCATGCCGCCATACCTGCCGGGGAAGACCATCGGTCGCCCGCCGGGGCCACCGAAGCGTGAGAAGACCGCGTTCGACGTAAAGCTCAACACGGAGCAACACACCGAACTCGTCCAGATGCTCGCCGAAGAGATCGACCGCGCGCTCCAGGCGCGTGGGCCGGTCATCGCGCCCGGCGGCGATCTCGACTACTGGCACTGGCTCTACAAGCAGGGCAAGCGCAACGTGCGCGACCTGCCCTTCCCTGGTGCCGCCGACCTCTCGACATGGATCGTCGCCGAGAAGATCGACGCGATGCGCGCACGCTTCGTCAAGACCGTGTTTGTCGAGCCGGTGTGGGTGGTCGATGGCTGGGGGCGTGCCGCTGAGCGCGCGGCGATGGTCGAAGAGTTCCACCAGTGGAAGCTGGAAGAGGAGCGCCTCCAGGGCTGGCTGCAGCGCACCCTGCAGCTGGCGCTCGTCGAGGGCACTGGCGTGCTGGAGTGCAGCGAGCGCGCCGACATGATCAAGCGCCGGTCGATGCGGCAGCTGCGCCCACAGATGAACGAGGACGGCGGCTTCGCGCTCGGCGAGGACGCGTCGTTCCAGCCGATGGTCAACGAGGACACGGGCGGCTACGTCGAGAGTGACGACCCGGCCACGCAGGGCGCGTTGCACACGGCGGTCGATGAATACGTGCCGGTCAGGCGCGGCCCGAGCTACCGGAACATCAGCCTGCGCGACTTCCTGATGCTGCCCGCGCACGCCCAGGACGACTCGGAGGTCTGGTGCTATGCGAAGCGCTTCTGGCGGCGGCTGAAGGAACTGCAGTACCGCGCGAAGACCGGCATCTACGACAAGGACGCCGTCGATCAGCTGGCCGCGACCAGCGATCGTACGCGCACCGAACTGCCGCAGAGCGTCAACGCGTCAGGCATCGACGTGGCGCCGCAGACCACGCCGACCACCATCGAGAAAGAACTCTGGGAACTGCACGTCCTGCTCGACCTCGACAAGGACGGCTGCGAGGAGTGGTACCTCATCACGCTGTCCGCGATTCACAAGCAGATCCTCCGCATCCAGCTGGACGACATCGGCCTGCCGCGCTACCTGCTGTTCCGCCCGGCGCCGAACCCGCTGAACGTCTACGGCGACAGCCACGTCGATAAGCTCGCGAGCATCGGCGAAGAGCATATGGGCACGCGCAACGCCGTCGCCGACCGCAGCAACCTCGTGAACAACGCGCCCATCAAGCGGCTGCGGAACAGCGGCTGGGACATGGACGAAGAGCCGTGGGGCGTCGGCGCCGTCATCACCGTGCAGGACATGAACGACGTGCAGCCGGTCGTGATCCCTGACGTGCCCGGGTCGATGGCCGGGCGCGAGCAGGGCATCATCGACGCCGCCGAGCGCCTCTCGGGATTGAACGACGTGACGCTCGGCAGTGCCCCCCAGGAGTCGCGCACGCTGGGCGAAGTGCAGATGGTCACCGAGCAGAGCTTTGTCAGGATCGAAGAGCAGGTTCGCAACATTCAAGAGACGATGGAAGACCTGTTTAAGATCCGCCACGAGTTGTGGCGCCGGGCTGCGGACGAAGAGCCGCTGGAACCCAGCGAGCGCTTCATGCGGCAGCTGGAGTTCCGCTCGATTGACCTCGCCGAGGGCGGCATCACGGGCGAAGCCCTGGCGGGCACGTTCCACGGCAAGCCGCACGGCTCGGTGGAGAGCGCCGACAAGTCGAAGCAGCGGAGCAACTACAACGGGTTCATGCAGGTCATGGGCGGGTTCGCGCAGATGAACCCGTCGCTGCAGCAGGTCTTCGCCAGCCCCGACGTGATCATCCCGCTGTTCGAACAGGCGCTGAGCTTGTACGACTCGCCGAACAAGGGGCAGCTGATGCGCTCGTTGAAAGGCTGGCAGGAGCAGCAGGCGCAGGCCGCGCAGATGGCCGCGCAGCAGCCGCCTGCGCCTCCTGGCGCGCCTCCAGGCCAGCCAGGGGCACCGCCGCCGGGCGGGCCGGGTGCTGGTGCCCCGCCGCCCCCGGGTGGCCCTCCTCCCGCAGGCGGTGGACCGCCGCCAGGGCCACCCGGCCCCCCGGCTGGAGGCCCGCCCCCGCCGCCACAAGGCCCACCCGAGCCGCCGCCCGCGCCGCCGCCGGGGATGCCGAACGTGTCGCCTGACCTGCTCGCCAACATGATGACGAGCATGAACCAGAGGCCGATGTGAGACGCGCGCGGCCCGAGGTGGACCTCGATGCGTTGCAGCAGCGCGTGGCGGATCTGGAGACGCTGCTCGCCTCCACCGGCTGGGCCATCGTCTGCGCGGAAGCGAACAAGCTCTACGGCCAGCGCACCTTCACCGACCAGATCGAGCACCTCGCGCGCACCGAGCCGGTGGCCGAGGTCGGGCCGAAGACCATCGCCCTGGTCGCCGCCCGCGTCGCGGCGGGCCGCTTGATCAACCTGCCGACGCAACTGCTGGAGGACGAGAAGCGCAAGCTCGCGGCGGCAACGCCGAGTGAGACACCGCGCCCGTCGCTCGGCCCTAACGTGGAGCTTTCACAGTGATCGACAAGCCCTTCGCCTACCACAAGCCCAGTGCCGACGGGCTGATCCGCATCACCGCCCTGCGCGACGAGTTCAGCCGCGTGAAGCGCGCCATCGAGGAGAAGTGCCCCGAGTCGCGGCAGCGCGCCGTCGCGATCACCGAACTGGAGACGGCGGCGATGTGGGCGATCAAGGCCGTCGTGTTCAACGATCCCGAGAGCGAGGTTGGGACGGAGTGAGCGCGCGCGCCGACCTCGTGCCCAGCGTGACGTTCCCCGAGCGCCTGCGGAAAGATCTGGTGCTCATCGCGCTGCCGCCGCGCGTGCGCGCCGTCGGCCTGCTCGTGCTGCCGGGCTACGTGCGCGAGCAAGCCCTGGGCCTCGTGCTGCAGACCGGCGAGGCCGTCACGAGCGTAGAGTTGCACGACCGTGTGATCTTCGACGCCTTCGCCGCCGAGGAGGTGCGCGTGAACGACTGGCCGTGCGTGCTAGTCCCTGAGACGGCTATCGATGCTGTTGTGGAGTGAGTATGGCCGATGAGATCGTGTTGGAAGATGCCGGTGGCGGGATGCCCCCGGCGACCGCGCAGACCCTGCCCCAGCCCGCGCAAGCCCCGCAGGAGGCACCGCCGCCCGACCTGACGCAGCCGCTCGCGGACCCTGACGAACCGCCCCCACCCGACGACGACGACCTGCCCGAGGAAGAGGGCGCGCCGCAGCCGGGCCGTCGCACCGTCGTCACCGATCTCGTGCGCGAGCGCGAGCGGCGCCAGATGGCCGAGGGCAACCTGCAGCAGTCGCAGGAACTGCTGCGGCAGGTCATGTCGCTGCCCGGCGGGATGGAACTGCTGCAGAGTGCCGCGCTCGGCAAGCCCCCCGAGGCAAAGCCCGGCACGCCGACCGAGGACGACAAGCAGCTGTTCGCCGAGGCGCAGGAGGTCGCGCACGACCTGGGCCTCTATGACACCGAGGGCCAGCCCGACATCCGCACCGCCGCGCGCATCGTGCTGCGCGACCGCAAGCGCACCGAGGCGCTGCTCAACAAAGCCCTGGCGCCGCTCCAGCAGACCACGCAGTCGCTGGCCTCGCAGCCGGTGATCGCGCACGTCCTGGGTGTGGCCGACCAGTTCGGCATCGACCGCAACCTCGTCTACCAGGGGCTGCAGGCCACGCCGCCCGAGCACCTGGGGAACCCCGAAGTGCAGCAGGCGGTGCTGATGATGGCGCTCGGCACGCAGACGATGCTCGGCACCACGCCGCCCAACGGCCACGGGCGTGCGCCGCAGCCGGGCCGCGCGGTGCCGCAGCGGGGCGCGCTGCGCCCGCCGCTGTTCACCGAAGCCCCGGGCGGGCGCCCCAGGGCGACGCCGCAGCTGGACGATGTCTTCCGCGAGCGTTTGCGCTCGACGGGCATGAAGGACGAGACGATCAACGCGTCGCTGGAGCGCTTCGTGCCCGGCGCGCCGAACCGACTGGAGTAGTGCATGGACCGCAAGAAGTCGCGCCTGGAGATCGAAACCGAGAAGCTGCAGAAGTCGGTGCGCGGACGCCTGCGCGAGACGATCAAGCAGCAGGGGCTGAAGGTCAGCGACGAAGCCCTGCTCGACGCGTTCAAGGACTTCGAAAACATCGCGGTTGCCGAGCGCCGGTTGACCGACCCGACGCTCCCGAACGCGCTGCCGATCCGGTTGAAGGACGAACCCGAGGAGCACGAGGATCCGCGCGGCGTCAGGCGCAAGTGGTACCTGCGCTGGATCAACCTCGCGATGCCGAACCGCCACCACATCGCGCAACAGTCGCTGGGCTACGCGCCCGTGCGGTGGACCGAACTGCAGACCGACGACGTGATCAGCAACCCGTTCAAGGGCGACGAGTTCGTCAGGCGCTCCGAGGGCGGCAAAGAAGCGCTGATGAAGATGCCGATGGCGCTCTACCGGCGCATCAAGGCCAAGCAGCACGAGAAGCACGCCAGGACGATGACCGGGCGGGCACTCAAGGAGTCGGCGGTGGCGGCGGCGCACGCGCGCGGCCTCAGCCCCGAAGATAGCGAGGCGGTCGGCGACGTGGTCGGCGGGATCAAGATCGGACGCGACACGCTGGTGTCGCCCGACGATGCTGCTGGCGCGCTCGATGCAACCTCGGAGGATCCCCAGCCGTAGGAGGCACCGTGAACATCAAGGCGCTGCTCTGGCGCGTCGTGTACGCCGTGATCCTCGTCGTCATCCTCGCCGTGGTGATCCCGCTGCTGCTGGAACTGGTGGGGATGCCGATCCCGGCAGGCCCGGCCATCACGCTGCTGCGGTTCGCGTTCGCGGCGCTGGTGATCCTCTACGTGCTGTTCGGCCCCGAGCCGCCCGCGCTGTTCTGAGGGTTGACACCGTAGGGGTGCGCCCCTACACTGATCGCGCTTGACGGGGACGGTCGAGTAACTGGATCCGCGCGCCGGGTTTACTCCAGTGGACACGGCGCGCGGCCCCTACTCTCCGTTCCCCGACAAGCAATTCGTCCCCTTCATCCCGTCGTCGCCCCCCGGCGTGTCACGCGCGCGCTGGCTCCGGTGTATCCCCCGCGCGTGCTGCTGCTCGTGCGCCCTCGGTTGGCCGCGCACGACTGCGTCGAGGCCAACCCGCAACCCCGAAGTTTCCACGTCTGCGCGCCCGCGCGGACTATCAGGGCGAGGGTTCTATGGTCACCTTTGTAGCCGGGGCTGGGGACGGGTTCCGCCCGTACCGCAACACTCGGATCATGTATTTCCTTGAGGGCGCGTCGCAGTCCTTCAAGCCGGGGCACGTCGTGGTGCTCAGCGCCGGGAAGCTCGTGAAGGGCGCCTCGGACCCTGCGGCCAACACGGTCGTCGGCGTCGCGGCGGAAGCGGCGACCGGCGTCACCGACCGGAAGATCGGCGTCTACATGGCCGACGAGACGGCAGAGTTCCAGGGCCGCGTGCAGGACACGGGAGCGCTCGCGCTCGCCAACGTCGGCGCGCAGTTCGGCATCGTGCTCGACGGCGCGCGCGACATCTTCAGGATCGACCTCACCGAAACCACCGCGAAGACCTGCACCATCACCGAACTGCTCGACGCGGTCGGCGATGTCAACGGGCGCGTGGCGTTCAAGTGGCTCAACGCGGCACGCACGCCGCTGTGGTCCTAAGCTCGGCAACCCGTTCCTAACTAGGAGCACGCCATGCAGGTTAGAGGAACTTTTGCCGCGCTCTACGACAACGTAGACAAAACGGTGTACGCGCTGCTCGGCAAGCAGTTGAAGGAGCTTCCGGCGATCTGGCCGGATGTCTATTCGAAGAAGTCGTCCTCGCGGAAGTTCGAACGCTTCCAGACGGTCACGCCGTTCGGCGACGTGCCCGAGAAGCCCGAGGGCAGCGTCTACGCGTTCGACCTCATCCGGCCCGGCTACAGCAAGGACGTGACGCCGGTCGAGTTCGGCCTGGGGTTCGAAGTCACCGAGACGGCCCTGGAGGACGACCAGTTCGACGTGCTGCAGCGGCAGGCGTCGTGGCTCGCGTTCTCCGCGCGCGTCGTGCAGGAGAAGTACGCGGCGATCCCGTTCAACCTGGGGTTCACCACGCAGCTGGCGCCTGACGGCGTGTCGCTGTTCAACACGGCGCACGTCCTGGCGGGCGGGGGCACCGCGCGCAACCGCCCGGCGACGGACGCCGACCTCAGCTACGACTCGCTCAATCAGGCCATCGTGGACGTGCAGACCGACACGAAGCTGGAGTCAGGGCAGCTGGTCGCGCCCGTGATGAACTGGATCCTCTACGTGCCGCCGCAGCTGGAGATGCTGGCCGACCGGCTGCTCAACAGCACGCAGCTGCCCGGCAGCAACGACAACGATGTGAACCCGATCAAGCGTCGGCGCAACATCACGATCCTCACGAACCCCTACCTCACGGATCAGGACGCGTGGTACCTCGTCGCCTCGGCGAAGGAAACGCACGGCCTCGTGTGCGTGGACCGCGTGGGGATCACGGCGGCGCCTGCCATGCAGGACGCCAGGACGGGCAACCGGATCTACAAGGTGCGTTTCCGGCAGGCGTGGGACGCGTTCTTGTGGCAGAACATCTACGGGACTGCCGGGGCGTAGTCTCGTAGCTAGGCGCGCGGTGGGCGGTCCCCTTCCTGCCGCGCGCTGAGTCAAGGTCTTGAGTCGCCGCGTGGCAATGGTTCCACGCGGAACGTGGCTGTTCAGACGAGGTGATCTCATGCACGCGACTGGCCTCATGGCGATGGGTCGGCGGATCGTGGACTACGTGTTCCGCCCGTCCGATCAAGCAGGCGTCCCCAACTACAACACCGCTGCCCCCGTCACGTTCCTCGCGAGCGACCTGCTGCAGGGGCTGGTGCTCAGGGACTGCAACGGCGCGGCGCGCGCGGACAACACGCCCACCGCGCAGCAGATCATCGACGCGCTCACGGTCTTCGGGCGCCCGCCGGTCCCGGGCAACTCGTTCCGCTTCATCATCCGCAATAGCTCGGGCGGCGCGTTCGCCTCGACGCTGACGGCGGGCACGGGCGTGACGCTGTCGGGCACGGGCGCGGTCGGGCAGTCGAACAGCAAGGAGTGGATGGTCGTCATCAACAACGCGGGCGCGGTCCCGGCGGTGACGTTCTACTCGCTCGGCACGCAGGTCTTCTGATCATGGGCCTCACTGTTCCGCTGGTCGATAAGTGGCTGCTGAAGGATGTGGCGTCGGGCACGTCGCCCGCCGTCGATGTCGCGGGCTGCGCGAACCTGACCGTCTACGTCGTCGGCGGCGCGGGCGTCTCGGCAGGCGCGGTGACCATCGAGGAGGCGCACGACCCGAACTTCGCCGGGGCGTGGACGATCCTCGGCACGGCGATCACCGTCGTCGCCAGCGCCGTGGCGGCACCGTCGCGCTTTGCGGGCACGGCGAAGTGCGTGCGCGCCCGCATCACGACGCCGCTCACGGGTGGCACGGGCGGCGTCTATCTCGTCGCGAGGTAGCCGTGCAGTTCAGCGAACTGTATGGCCCGGCGCTCGACCACGAACTGGGCAGCTACGACACGACGCAGCTGTTCACCACGGCGCGGCGGAAGTACGCCGTCAACCGCGCGCAGAAGGAGTTCGCGCGCCTCGCGAAGATCTCGCTGAGCCGCGAGGTCGTCATCCCCCTGGCGACCGGCACCGCGCGGTATGACCTCGACGCGGCGAGCGTAGGGCGCTTCGTGTCGTTTGGACGCCCGCCGCTGCGTCTGCGGCACACGGTGGCCCAAAGTGGAGCCGTCTCAGCCACGTCGCTGCTGGTGCGCTCGGTGGCCTACCTCGATGAGGTGAAGCCCGACTGGCGCGACAGCGCGAGCCGGGGCGTGCCTGACAACATCGGCCACGACCCGGTCAACGGGGTGAACTGGCTGGTGTGCGTGCCGGTGCCGACCGTGACGCCGAGCGAGACGTGGGATCTCATCGTCCCGATCCAGGCCAACGCTGCCGACATGACGAACGACACCGACGTGCCGTTCGACGGGCGTCCTGACATCGAGCCGTTCCACTGGGGGCTGGCGCACTTCGCGGCCAGCATCCTAGAGCGCTTGCGGAAGGATCCCGAAGCCGAGCAGGCCCAGGTCACCAAGTTCGGCGCGTATCTGGAGGACTGGAACGCGAAGAGCACCAGCCCCAGCGGCGCGCACAAGCGCGTGCTGATGCAGCGCGACTATCTGCGCGAGGTGTCGCGCGAGCGCGGCGGCGTGATCGTGCAGGGCGACCCACGGCGATGAGCAAGATCGAGGTGACGTTCGCGTGTGGCTGCTCGACCTCGCTCGACGCCTCGGAGAGTGGCAGCGCCGAGCCGCACTGCGTCGAGCACAACTGCTGGGTGGTGTCGCGCGTGAAGACGCCGCCGCCGAGGTTTCGCGGATCGCCCGGCGTGACCGGGCCACTGGTGGAGGAACTGAAATGACGACGCGCGAGACAGCCGAACCGCAGGCCGAGACGAAGGCCACCTACGAGACGCGCGAAGCGATCATGGGCTGCGGGTGCCGCATCGTGATGGACGCCGCGACGTTCGACGCCGAGGGCGCGCACTGCGCGGTCCACGACAACACCGAGGTCGTGCGCGTGATCAAAGTGCCGCCGGTCGAAGTGCCTGACGCACCCCCGCCCGAAGGTGAGACGGAGGCGCAGCGCACCGAGCGCCGTCGGCGTCCGCACCGCCGCACGAGGTAGCGATGGCGAACGCACCCTACGGGTCGGGCGGCTACCAGTACAACAATCAGCCGTCGCCCTATATGCAGCAGTCGTCGGCAGGCAACCCGGCGAGCAGCTACGGCAGTCAGGGCGGCGCGCAGGCGGGGCCGTGGGGTCAGCCCGCGCCGCAGCAGGGACCGTCGCCGCTCTGGTCGCCGAACCAGAGCGGGGGCGGCTACACCTACACCGGCCCTGGCTCGACCGCCGCCGCGCACCCGCAGCAGCAGGGCTACGCGGGTGGCGGCGCGCAGACGCAGCAGGGACAGTGGGGCTTCCCGACGCAGCAGCAGCAGGGCGGCTACCAGTACCAGCCGCCACCGCAGCAGGCGCGCCCCCAGGTGCAGCCGCAGTATCAGCAGGGGCCGACCTCGTGGCAGTACCCGCAGGGCACGCCGCAGGGACCGCCGCCGCCGCAGAGCGATCCCTACGCGCAGTGGATGGGGCAGATCATGGCCCCTTACAACCCGCAACAGGGGGGCTACGGCGGCTACGCGCCGCCCCCGCAGCAGCAAGGCCCGCCGCAGCGGGGCACCTCCTACGTGCCGCCGCAGGGCGTCAACACCGACGGCTACCCGCAGCCGCGCATCACGCAGATGCCCCAGGCCAACGCGATGCCCGGCTGGGACAACACGAAGTGGAACGACCCGAACCACCAGACGCCGAAGTACGTCGTCGGGCGCCTGCTGCAGGACATCCCGCCGCGCACCGAGAACATGGCGATGGCGATGCAGCGGATTCAAGCGGCCTACCCGGGCGCGCGACAGATCGGCCCCGGTGACATCAACATCCCCGGCGTCGGCAGCGTGGACATCCTGCGCGCCGCTGGCGCGGGCGGCAAGGGCTGGCAGTGGGGCGGCGGGCAGTCGGCGCAGAAGTTCCCCGACAACCGCAGCCAGGGCGGCAGCGGCGGCGGCGGGCTGGGCATCCCGCCGCACTACGACATCAAGACCGCGATGGGCGGCGGCGACCTCTCGTCGCTGATCGCGATGCTCATGGGCGGGCCGCAGCAGAACGTGATGACGGCGCAGGCCGCACCCGCCGCGCCGAAGGTCGATCCGAAAGTCGCCGCCGCTGCCGCGCTGGAGAAGCAGCGCGCCGACACCGCCGCCGCCGAGGCGAAGAAGGCGCAAGGCCCGGGCGGCGTGCATCCCTCGTTCGCTTACTACTAGGAGTCGATCATGGCCCTTGGGGACGCGTTCTCGCCGATCACCGCGCAGCAGGAAGCGAGCGACCCGCGTCTGCGGAAGCGGCGCACACCCGTGCAGCAGGCGCTGCAGTCAGTGCAGCTGCAGATGCCGTCCTACACGGGCGGGCAGCAGAACGCGCTGACGAGCCGCCTGCTGGCCGGGCAGGCGGGCGCCGGGGCCACGCAGGCCGCGCAGCCCACCGCGCCAGGACAGCAGGCCACGCCGGGGCTGCGGACGATGCTCAACGCCCTGACCGGCGCGGGCACCAGCAGCACGAGCGGATTCGCAGGCGGCGGGTTCGGCGCAGGCGGGCCGGTCGCAGGCGCGGGCGGTGCGACGACACGTCCCACGCCGAAACCTGCCGGGCCGCGACCGGGGCCGAAGCCTCCAGGCGGCATGAAGCCGCCGGGTCTGCCGGGTCTGCCGGGCAACATCCCGGGCAAGGTCAAGGACGTGATCAGCGGCCTCCCTGGTGGCGGCGGCGGATTCAAATTGCCCCCGGGCCTCAAGCCGCCGAAGCTGCCGAGCATGAAGCCGCCGAAGAAGCCGTTCGAAGCGCCCGAGCCGGGCGACAAGAACTGGAACCCCAACATCCCCGGCATGGGGATGCTCGACACCAGCGTGTCGAAGCCGCCGGTCGTGTTCGGTGGCGGTGGCCCGAGCTTCACCACGCCGACGGGCGGCGCGGGTGGTGGGTTTGGTGGAGGCCCGGTGTCGGGTGGCGCGCCGGGCAACGTGCCGTACGCACCACAGTCGCAGCCTGCGCCGGGCGGCGTCGGCTACACCACGCAGCAGGCCGCGAACCGTGGCGGCGTGTACCACACGCCGACCGGCGAGCCGCGCGCGTTCGGCCCGAGCGGCCCGCCCCCGGGAGCGACCGGCGTTCAGTGGTACTAACCGATGGCAACGACCGCCATCGGGAAGAAGCCGTACCAACTCGTCCCGGTCAACGACCTGACCGCAGGCGTCGATCTGCGCCACTCGCCGACGCTGCTGCAGCCCTCGCGCGCGCGCTTCCTGCGGAACGTGTCGCTGCAGGAGCCGGGCGCGCTGCAGCCGTTCCCCGGCTGGCAGACGCGCAGCCTGACGAACCTTGGCGTGCTCAGGCCGCAGGGCGGGCGGCGCATCTACCTCGCGGCCTCGACCTTCCTGCTCGCCAGCTACAACGGCAGCGTCTATCGTCCGACCGACGGCGGCGCGTGGGGCGCGGCCACGCTCACGGGGCGCTCGGTGAGCAACGAGCACTTCTTCGTCTACGACCGCAACCTCGTCGCGCTGTTCGACGGCCTCGCTGGGATGAAGAAGTCGATCAACGGCGCGACGTGGTCGAACATGGGCATCGACAAGCCCGCTGCCGCGCCGGGCCTCGCGGTGGTCGCAGGCGGCACGCTGGTGGTGTCGAACAGCTACGAGGTCGCCTACACCTTCGGCGACAACAACCTCAACTACGAGAGCAGCGGCTCGGCGGTCGCGACGATCTCGCCGACGGCGGGCAACCTCACGATCCGTGTGACGATGGCGGTCAGCGCCGACCCGCAGGTCACGACGAAGTACATCTACGCGCGCAACGTGACGGCGGGCGAGTCGGTGCTGCGGCGCGCGGGTAGCGTGCCGAATGCGACGACCACCTTCGACATCACCGCCCCGGGCTTGTTCTTCCCTGACGGCGTCGAACTGCCGACGAAGAACACGGTGCCCGGCGCGTTCAGCTTCGGCGTCGTGTGGCGCAACCGTTGGTGGGCGCGCGACGCGAACATCACGAACCGGATCTGGTTCTCCGAGATCTTCCTGCCCCAGGCGTGGCCGGGCCTCTACTACCTCGACATCCCGTTCGAACGCGGCGACCAGATCACGGCGCTCATCGCGCTCGGAGACACGCTGATCGTCTTCGGCAACACGGGCGTCTATCTCATCATCGGGCAGACCTCGCTCGACTTCGAAGTGCGCCCCTCGGCGGGCGCGGTCGCGGGAGCGCTCGGCCCGCGTGCGGTCTACCAGATCGAAGCGGGCGTGCTGCACTGCAGCGATGGCGGCGTCTACCTGTTCGACGGCGCGACCGACACGCTGCTCAGTGACGACATCTGGGTCGCGTGGCAGGACATGATGAGCCACGTCGCCCCAAGCGAGATTCAGCGGATCCCGGTCGTCTACCACCCGCAGCGCAAGGAGGTGCGCGTCTCGGTGCCGCGCCTCTACGACATCTCGACGCCCGGTGAGTGGGTGCTCGACCTCGCGCGCACGAAGGTGTCGGAAGGGCAGATGGCCTGGACGAGCACCACGCGCCGCATCGGCGGCTACATCCCGTGGGACGGGCGCGAAGTGGCCGCAGGCGACCAGGGGCGGTTGTGGACGTGGAAGTACCTGTCGGGTGAACTGGCCGAAGAGTCGCTGCCGAACGCGGGCGAAGACGGCGGGCCGATGACGAGCTACTACGAAGGCCCGGCGCTGCTGCCTGCGGCGCGGCGGTGGGCGCGCTTCATCGAGATCTTCGGCGAATATCGTCCGACCGCCGGGGCGCTCACCGTCGAGGTACTGGTGGACGACACGTCGGTGTGCGCGCTGCCCATCGACATCGCGGGCCTCGGCGTCTCGCTCTACGGCGTCTCGGTGTATGGTGCCAGCGGCTACAGCGGCAAGCAGCGGCGCTATTTCACGTCGATGCTCCCGCTGACTGCCGAGGGCAACGCCATCACGGTGCGCGCGACCTACGTGGGCCTCGGCCTCTTCAAGCTGTTCACCTACGCGATTGGCGTGCGGCCTGAGCCGCAGATGCGAGGCTTTAACTGATGGCGAACTATCCGAGCGGGGTCAGCACGTTCCCGGCGCGCAGTGACGGCCAGACCATCTTCGCGCAGCACGTCCAGTTGCTGCAGGACGAGGTCGCAGCGATTGAGGCCGGGCTGCTGGGAGGGCTGGCGCACACGTTGTGGGGCGCGCAGGGCTTCACGCTGAGCGGTGTGCTCTCGCCGCCGCAGATCACCGCCGACCAGAACGACTACGCGCCCGCCGGGCTGAGCACCGCGTTCGCCCTGCGGCTCAGCGCGGACGCGGCGCGCTCGATCACGGGGATCCTCTCGCAGGGCACCGGACGCCTGCTCTGCCTCATCAACTACAGTTCGTTCCCGATCACGCTGCCGTTCAACAGCCCATCGAGCGCGGCGGCGAACCGGATCGTCGGCCCGTCCTCAACGAACTTCGTGCTGGTCAGCAACGGCTGCTGCTGGTTGTGGTACGACGTGGGCACGGGCTTCTGGCGCATCGTCAGCGGCCCGCTGACCGCGTCGGCAGGCAGCGCGCCGACCTACACGGGCTGCAAGATTTACAACACCGCCGCGCAGTCGATTGGCGCAGCGGCCTACACCGCCGTGACCTTCGCGGGCGCGGACTACAACGTCGGCCCGATGTGGGCGGCGGGTGCGCCGACGCGCATGACGGTGCCCGCCGGGCAGACCGGCCTCTACCTCGCCTACGCGAAGATTCAGAGCAACGTGAACAGCAACAACCGGCTGCGGTTTCTGCGGAATGGAACCCCCGCCTCGACCGAGATGCGCTTTGGGTCGGCGGCGGTGGCGTCGATCAGCGCGATGGACGTGGCGTTGCTGATGCTCGGGCAGAACGACTATGTCGAGGTGCAGGTCTACCTCAGCGCGGCGGGCACCATCGGCGGCACGGCTGACTCGATCACGGAGGCGGGGCTGATGCGGCAGAACCCGGCGTAGCGATGGCCCAGGCGTCCTACATCAACCAGCTGCTCGCGAGCTTTCCGACCGACGAGCGGAAGGCGCTCCAGCTGGCGTTCGAATACGTGCTGACGAACCTGCGGCTCGGTCAGCCCGACCCGGCGAGCCGCGCGGAGAACCTGCAGCTGTACTATTTCGACGGCGTGACGAGCGCGACGCCGAACGCGGAGTTCAGCGTCGTCCACGGGATGGCGACGGTGCCCTACAACATGATTCAGGTGCTGCCGCTGCGGATCGTCGGGGCGCAGATCGTGCCGCTGCGAGTGACGCGCGCAGCGGACAAGAACCGGATCTATCTGGCGTCGTCGGTGGCGAGCGCGGCGTTTATGGTCGCGCTGGAGGTCTGAGTGGCGTACGGCATCAACAATCAGGGCGAGGTCGTCTTCATCGAAGACGGCGCGCCGATGCCGCAGGGCGTTCACGCGACGTGGACCCCGTCGATGGGGGGCACCTACACCCCGTCGCAGACCGACTACCAGTCGCGCTACATGAACAATATGCGCGCGGGCGGCAGCATCGAGCAGATGCTCGGCGTGCGGCCCGGCCAGTACGCGACGGTGGGCGGGCAGATCAAGAACAAGGGCTTGTGGGAGCGCTACACCGAGTCGCCGCTGATGCTCGCGCTGACGGCGGCGGGCGTGGGCATCGGGCTTCCGGCGCTGCTCGCTGCTGGTGCCGGTGGTGGCGGCGGTGCTGCCGGGGCGGGGCTGCTCGCGAACACGGCGGCGCCAGGGTCATCGATCTACGGCGGGCTGGCGGCAGCGGGCTTCCCCGGGGCCGCGAGCGCAGGCGGGATCGCCGGGGGCGCAGGCGCAGCGGGCGCGCTGCTGCCGAACACCGCAGGCGCCGGGTCGGCCATCAACAGCGGCCTCGCCGCGTATCCCGGCTCCACGACGGCAGGCGCGTGGTCGCCGACGGCGGCGCAGGGCGGGCTGCTGAAGAACGCGCGCACCGCCTACGATGTGTACGGCAAGGCGAAGAGTGCCTACCCGGGCAGCGCGAAGAAGGAAGACGACCAGCAGAGTAAGCTCGGCGCGGCGGCACCGTGGCTAGCGGGCGCGGGCGGCGCGATGGCGGGCTACGCGCTGGCGAATCGCGGCGGCGGCAAAGGGTCGCAGTACTCCAGCCCGATGGACGCGCTGCTCGCGCAGCAGACGCAACAGATGCAGCAGGAAATGCCGCTGCGGAAGCTGCTCCTGTCACAGAGCGCGGGGCTGTTGCCGACCTACATGAAGCAGGATCCGAACTTCGCGCAGTGGCTGCGGACTAGCGGGCGATAACCCATGACTCTGTTCGATCTGCTCGGCGGGCGGGCGCTTCGGCTCGCGACCTTCGGCCCCGGGTTCTGGCAGTTGGCGATCCCGCTGATCGCGTCGGGGCTGGGGGCACTGTTCGGTGCGACGAAGAAGAAGCCGAAGACGACTGCGACCTCCAGCGCGATGGACGCGCTGCTCGCGCAACAGACGCAGCAGATGCAGCAGGAGTCGCCGCTGCGGAAGCTGCTGCTCTCGCAGTCAGCGGGGCTGCTGCCGAGCTATATGAAGTCGGATCCGAACTACGCGAAGTGGTTGCAGAACAGCGCGCCGCAGGCGCAGGCCGCGATGCGCGCGGCGGCGCAGCGCACGACCCCGTACGACGTGTAGAGGTTCATCATGGCTGCGCCCTCACCCTACTCCTACAGCCCGACGCAGTACGGCGGCGCGCCCGCGTGGAGTGGCGCGCCGAGTAGCTATCAGGCACCGTCGTCCCCGTCGCCGATGGCGACGTGGGGGCAACCGGGCGGGGGCAGCTACCAGCCGGGCGCGTACGGCTCCACGCCCGACACCTACTTCGATGACCCGCTGACGCAGCCGATCATGGGTGCCTGGGGACAGCGGATGAACCAGCTGTCGCGGCCCGGCCCCGGGTACGGCGACATCAACAGCGCGCTGGGGAAGTACCTGCAGCCTGACCCGCGCTTCAACGACGCGATGAGCCAGATGCAGGCGGCAGCGAACAGCCCCGGCGCGACGAACAAATACACGCCGCAGTTCGCGGCCAACACGGCGCGGCGGATCAAGGAACTGAACGCGGACCCCTACTCAACCGCCGACGAGGCCGCGATCAAGGCGCGGTTCTTCGACTCGCTCGCGATGGACCGCGACAAGGCGTATCAGCAGAACGCCGCCGAGATGGCGTCGCGTGGCCTCGCGCCGTCGAGTGGCGTCGCCCAGGCGCTCGGCGCCGAGACGAGCATGGGCTATCAGAAAGCTCGCGCCGGGCAGCAGCAGCAGATGCTGCAGTACGTCACCGACGAGCGCAACCGGCGGCGCGACCTCGCCGTGTCGATGAGCGGCAACCTGCAGCAGGCGGGCCTCGGCGACGCGCAGCTGCAGCAGCAGTGGCAGTCGGCGCGTGCGGGCATCCTGGGCAACGTGCTGTCCGCGCTCGTGCAGCAGCAGGGCATGGGCCTGAACGCGGCGACGACGATGGCGGGGCTGCGCCGTCAGGAATACATGGACGACCTGTCGCGCGGGGACGCGCTGTTGGAAACCTCCGCGCTGCCGAGTGCGCTCGCGCAGCAGCGGATGCAGGCGTTGCAGTCGGTGCTCGCGGGTGGGCCGACGGCGGCGTCGATCTTCGGGCAGTACGGGCAGATGCAGCAGCTGCAGAACCAGCAGGACGCCACGCGCCAGCAGGGCAACGCGGCGGTCTGGGGGGCGGCGGGGCAGATCGGGTCGAGCGCGCTCAACGCGTATCTCAACAACCGGAACGGGTAGGCGATGGACACCTTCCAGCAACTGCTCGGCAACCCGAACCCGCTCCAGGCGCTGCTCCAGGCACCGCCACCGCCGCCCGTGCCCGACGAGGACAGCTACGCGCAGTTGCCCGCGCTGCAGGAGTTGCAGCAGGGCGGGGGCGGGGGTATGGCCGGGCCGCTGGCGATGCTCACGCAAGCCCTCGGCGGCGCGCTGGGCGGTGGTCAGCCTGGGGCGCAACCGATGGACGAGGTGCCGCGCCCCACCGGCTACGTGGACGACACCGCACCCGCGCACGACGAGGACGCGCCGACGGCGGTGCCCGGCCTCGGCCCCGAGCTTCAGGAGAACCTCGGCCTGGGCGAGCAGCCCGCGCCCGACGAGGACGCCGCCGCTGCACCCGGCGCGGCCCCGTCCCCTGACCTCTCGGGGCTGCACGTTCCCCAGGCGCCCGTGCTCGATGAGCGGTCGCTCTACCCAAGCACCAAGCGTGCGGTGCTGCAGGGCGTGGTGCCCGGCATCGCCGCGCTGATCGCCGGGCTGACCGGCGGCAAGATGGCAGCGGCAGGCGTGATGTCGGGCGCGGCGCGCGGCAACGAGCAGTACAACCAGCAGCAGCGGCAGATGGGGCTGCTGAAGTACGAGAAGGCCAAGCAGCAGTACGCGCGCGAGGTCGCCACCTACAACCAGACGTGGCAGCACGCGAAGGACCGCGCGACGATCCTCTCGGACCTCGCGAAGAAAGCCGCCGAGTTCGATGACCCTGACGCGGCGCGCCAGTGGCTCGCGGCGCAGCGGAAGATCTACGCGCCCTTCGGCGTCGATGCCATGGACGCGATGCCCGGCGGCGTGCTGCCCGGCGCCGAGCAGAAGATCGCGAAGCAGGCGTCCACCACCTACTACGACGCGCTGAAGAACTTCCGCGAGGCGAACCCCGGCGAGGCGGTGGACATCGACGTGTTCAACAAGAGCACGATCCGGTTCCGAGGCAAGGACATGACGATGGCCGAGGTCGCGGCCATCGGCGGCGTGCCCAACGTGGACAAGGGCGCGTTTTCGTCCACGAAGACCGACGCGAACGCGATCTTCAACGACTACGTGTCGGGCTATCGCGACACCACGGGCAAGGAACCCGACGCCGAGAAGCGCGCGGAGTTCCGGCTGCAAGCGCTGCAAGACTTCGCGAAGGCCAGCGCGAAGCCGCCCGACGAACTGCAGCGGGAGATCGGGCGCGCGCGCCTCGCGCTCATGGGGCTGCAGCGCGCGAAGCTCCTGGCGGGCGGCAACAGCGACGGCATCAGCAACCTCAACCCCGGGCAGGTTCGGTTCGGGATGAACGTGCAGGCGCGCTACGAGAAGGCGTCGGCGCCGTTCAACCTGCGCGCGCAAGCCTACGACACGATCAACTCGCTCGCGAGCGGGAAGAGCACGTCGGAAGGCGACATCGCCATGGTGTTCTCGTGGATGAAGATGCTCGACCCGACCTCGACGGTGCGCGAGGGCGAGCAGGCCCAGGTCCGCAACGCGCGCGGTGTGCCCGACTCGGTGCGGATGATGTACAACAACCTCATCACGAACAACGCGCTGAGCCTGACCAAGCAGCAGAAGCTGGAGATCGTCGGCGGCGCGCACCGGCTCTACTCCAGCCTCGCGAAGGGCCAGCAGCAGCTGTTCGACAACGCGGGCAAGCAGCTGCGCGCCTACAAGATCGCGCCGGGGCTGTTCCTCACGCCGCAGGGATCGGTGAGTGACCCGGCGTCGTATCGCACGCTGGAGGTGGAGGACGAGACGCGTCCGCTGCCCGCGAGCGCGGGCATCGCGCCGAAGCGCTCGGAGACGGCGTCGCCCATCGCGCCCCCGCAGGCCAGTGACGCGGCACGCGCGCAGCCCACGGCGGCACCGAAAGCCCCGCCACCCGCAGCGGCCCGCGCGAGCGGCACGCGTCCGACGACCACCGCCCCGACGAAGATCGTGAAAGGGAAGGACGGCAAGCTCTATCAGGTGTTCGGCACCAACCCCGACGGCACGTTGAAAGCGAAACCACTCGACCAGTACTTCTGAGCACCCCATGCCGACACCCGAAGGGTTCGTCTCGCTCGACCCGTCCGAGGTCGAAGACGTTGCGACACTCCCGCCGTCGCCGCCCATCGCGCCGATGGCGTCGCACACGGCGGCAGCGGTGCGCGCGGGCACGACGCCTCGCAAGCGGCAGCACGAGATCACGCCGCTGTCCGAGGGGCGCCTGGGGCAGACGCTCAGCGACGTGCGCGGCCTCAACACCGCCGAGCCACCGCTCACCCTGCAGGAACTCACCGGCAGCGACAACGCGCTCGTGCGCGGCCTCGACACGCTGGGGCAGGGCACGCAGGACTTCTTCACGGGCGGGGCGAAGAAGCTCGGGCAGATCGGCTACAACCTGGGCCACGGCGCCATCACGCACGATCCCACGGGCGTGCTGCGCGGCGGCGCCGAAGACCTCTTTGGCAAGCCCGCCGTGAAGTCGGCGTTCGGCCTGGACGACGAAGCCGACATCATCGTGCCGCCGTCGTCGCAGCAGGCTGACCCGCTGACCGGCGCGGTGACACCGACCGCTGAAGAGCAGGCGCTGATGAACCGCGCGCAGGCGCAGCACGAGCGACGCGCGAGTGCGCCGCAGTATGGCGCGCTGACTGAACCGTTGACGCCGCAGGGGAAGGCGCAGCACGCGGGCGCGATCTCGACGGAGCTTGCGCTTGCGCTCGCGACGAACCCCGAGATGGAACTGCCCGCCGGGCTGGAGTCGCTCATCACGGCAGGGTCAACCGGCGGGCGCATCGCGCGCACCGCCGCACGGTCGAAGGAGGCCGCGCGGCAGGCGATCATCGGCGGCGTGATCGGGCAGAGCACCACGCGCGACCCGCTGGCGGGCGCGGTGTTCGGCGGCATCACGGGCGGGGCGATGGGTGGCGGGCGTCCCCAGGAGGCGCTCGACGCGGCGGCAGACCGCATGGTCGGCAAAGCGAAGACCCGCCTGGGCCGCGCCATCGCGCCGACCATCAAGGGCAACAAGAAGTTCGTGGAGGATAACGCCGAGGACATCATCCGCGAGGTGGACTGGTTCGGCACGGGCGGGCTGAGCGGGCTGCAGGAGAAGGCCGCAGCAAAGGCCACGAGCGCGGGCGAGAAGATCGATCAAGCGATGGCGTCGCACCGCCAGGGCGACGTGTCAGGGCTGCTGCGCTCGGCGCGCAGCGACCTGCACGCCACCGCCACCTCGATGCTGTTGAAGGACAAGCAGGGCGTCGTGGAACTGGCGCCGAAGACGCGCGAAGCGCTGGAGCAGGCCGTCGAACTGCTGACCACCGGCAAGGGCAAGCTCAACCCGCTCGACACGAACCTCACGACGTTGCGTCAGGCGCACGACGTGGTGAACGACGCCGTCTACGAGATGCGCCGCGAGGTGCAGCGCCGCGTGCGGCAGACGCGTCTGGGCTGGGCGGGCACCGTGATGGACAAGGCCATCGCGGCAGGCGTGCCGCAGCAGGCGCGCCAGGGTGCGCGCATCGGGCGCGCGGGTATCGAGAACGTGATGGACGCGGTCGCGGGCACGCGCACCGAGACGGCCCCGATCATCGCCGCCCTGGAGAAAGCGAAAGAGGGCTTCGGCACCTACAACGCGGCGGGGCGCTTCGTGGCCGACGTGCCCGAAGCGGTCGCGCACATCGACAACATGATCGCCAACGTGCGGAGCTACGGCCCCGAGGTCAGCGCCGACACGCTGCGCGGCATCCGGCAGAACTGGGACAACGTCGTCGCGGGCGCGGACGGCAAGGGCTGGCTCGGCACGAGCATCGCGGATGAGTCGCGGCGCGGCACCACGAAGATCGGCGCGAACATCCTGCGCGGCGAACTGGGGCAGCTGGCGCCCGAGATCTTGCCGCACAACGCGGACTTCAGTTTCCAGTCGAACCTGCGCGACGCTATCGCCGACACCCTGACGCGACGCACCGGGCAGACCGGCGGGCTGATGAAGTCGCTGTCGATGCTGGGCAGCGCGCTCGGCATCGGCGGCATGGCCGCAGGCCACGCGGCGACTGGCGGGAGCACGTTGGTGCTGTCGCTCGTGCCGGTGTTCACGAAGATCGTGAAGTCGCCCGAGTTCAACCTGCTGAGCGCGAAGACGCGGCTCGCCATCGCCGACGCGGTGCGCTCGGGCAGCGTGGAGAAGTTGTGGAGCGCGGCGCAGCGGCTCACGCTGGAAGCGAAGCTGCACGAGCAGGCACTCGCCGACGGCCCGGCCAGCGGCGGCAGCGATCTCACCGACGAGGAGTACCAGCACGAACTCGACCGGATCCAGCGCGGCGACGGCGCCACGCCGGGCATCTTCGACCGTGCGAACCCCGACAGCACCTACGCCGACGCGCCGGGCTGGGACGAGGACCGCCCTGGCGCACCCGAGATGCCCGAGCCGGGCATCCTGCCGGGCAGCGACGATGCCTCCGACCCGATGCCGGGCGACCCCGACTACCAGCCGGGGGTCGATGGCCCGGCGCTGGAGGACACGCCCGCCGAGCAGGCACGCGGCGAGACGAACCTCGGGCCGCGCAACCCCAACCGCACGTATCAAGCGGGCATGGTGCCCGAAGGGTTCCTCAAGCAGGCACTGGGCTGGGCGCAGACGCCGCTGCTGGAGGGGCCGACCATCGAGGGGCACCCCACGATCTCGCGAGCGCTCCAGCTGGGCGCGCAGTTCACCTCGCCGCTCGACCTCGCCTTCGCCGGGGAGGAGGTGGCCCGGCCCCTGGCAGCGGGCACACGCTACGCGCGCCCGGTCGAGGCCGCAGGGCGCGCCGTCGCCGGAACAATGGGCCTAGCGGGCCTCCAGAACGTCGAGGAGGGCATCAAGAGCAAAAGCCCGAGTCAGGTCGTCGGCGGGGCCACCCAGGCGGTGTTCGGTGGCCTGGGCGCCAGGGCACGCGGGCTGGCGGGCACGGCTGAGGAGGTGGGCAGCGTCGCCTCGCGGCTCGGCAAGGGGCTGGCCGGGGCGGGCAAGCAGGCGGTGGTCGGCCCGGCGCTCGCCCTGGGGGCGCAGACGCTCGCCGACACCCCGGCGATGCGGCGGCTCATCCCCGACGACGACCGGCGCCACGCGTTCATCCTGGGCGCCCAGGTCATGGGCATGGGGGCACTCGGCGCTGCGGCCTATCGCAGCATGACGCCCTCGATGATGGCGACCACGCACGCCGCCGGGCAGCTGGGCCTGGGCCGCGCCGAGTCGATCGTACGCCACGAGATCACGCCCGCGCTGGAAGCGGGCGTGCGGGCGAAGTATCCGTCGTGGTCCGACGAGCGCGTGCGGCAGAAGGTGACGACGCTGGCCGACGACGCCATCGAGAACGCGCGCACCGCGCTGGAGCAGATCCACGCCGAGAGCGGTGGACGAGCACTCGACCCGCGCACCTACGAGCGCGCCGCCGACCCGGCGTTCCGCCCCTACGGCGACTGGTATCGCGGCGTGCCCGACATGATCAAGGAGGTCGTGCCCGCGCACGCAGGCGAGGCGCGCGACGCCAACGGCATGACGACGAAGCAGGCGTTCGCCACCGACGCGCTCGCCACCTTCGGCACCAACACGCCGCCGAAGCAGAACTACGAACTGTTCGCGAAGGCATCGGAGCGCAACACGCTGGCCGCGCAGCTGGCGAACGTGATCAACGACGCGCCGCCCGGCCTCTCGCGCGACGAACTGCTGCAGTGGATGCGCGAGAACGTCGTGGAGAACGTGACGGTGGGCAAGGGCAAGAACGCGCGCACCGTGACGCGCGTCTTCGACATGGACCCTGACAAGCCCGGGATCCCGGCGCTGCGGAACATCATCCTCGGCGAGGACGTGGGCTTCGGCGGGCGGAAGATCGAGAGCTACAGCATCAACCTCGCGGGCGGGCAGCGCCCTGACATCACCGGCAAGCTCGTGACGCCCGCCACCGTGGACCGCCACATCTACCGCGCGGTTGGGTTGCCGACCGAGGTGCCCGAGCGCACGGGCGTGCCGGTGTATCGCACGAACCCGCGCACGGGCGAGCCGGTGATCGATCCGAAGACGGGCGAGCCGCTCCAGCGCGGCGGCACCGTCGCGCCGCGCACCGCGCAGCGCGTGACCTCGGCGCTGAACCCCAAGCAAGAAACCAACGAGATGACGCGCCTGATGAACGAACTGACGGCGCGGGCGACGGCACGCGGCACGCCGATCACGCCGAGGGAGATCGCGCGCGTCGAGCGCGAGGCCACGCGCGCGGCCACGCGGTTCGAAGTGCCGAAGCAGATGCAGAAGACCCGGCCCACTGCCGTCGGCAGCAAGTGGCTGGGGCAGTCCACGCAGGGCAACACGAGCTACGAGGTCATCGAGACGCAGCTGCGGCAGGCCGGGAAGCGGCACGGCCTGGACGAAGACCAGCTGCAGGCGATGATGTGGTACCAGAAGAAGCTCCAGGGCGACCTGTCGAGCGGGCAAGCGCCCGAGCAGGGGTTGCCGTTCGACCAGCAGCGCAAGCTCGCGGCGGCGACCGACAAGCTCATCGCGTCGGAGGCTGCGCGCAGCACCGACAAGCGCAAGTCGTGGACGACGAAGGTGAGCGAGGCGAAGGAGGCCATCGACGCGCGCAACGAGGCACTCGCCGAGTCGCTGCACCAGAACATCACCGGCCCTGACAGCGGCTTCTCCTACAACGTCGCGACCGGCGCCGACCCTGGGGGCAACCCGCTGACGGCGGTGAGCATCTACCCCGAGCGGCAGACCATCGTGCCGCGTGCCGTGCGCGCGCAGATGGGCAACTACCACACCGCGCTGGCGGCGTTCATCAAGAACAACCACGACCTGCTGCAGGATCCGAACCTCGCGGTGGGCGGCTGGGTGGTGAAAGCGCCCACGGCGGCAGAGCGCCGCGCAGGCAAAGTGCCGATGCGCTTCAAGGGCCGCGAGGTGCCCGAAGGGTCGCTCGTGCTCGACGTGGTCGCGACGCCGAGCAACAAGGCGAACAACGCCATCGCGAAGTCGCTCGGCATGGAGTACCTGCAGGACTCGATCTTCGATCTGGAGAAGTTCGCGAACATCAAGACCGGCGGGCAGAGCTTCGCGAAGGGGTCGCCTGCGGCGATGCGCGAGGCCCAGGCCCGACGGCCTGGGATCTACGAGCGCGCGCAAGCACTCGACCCGGGGTCGGTGGACGCGCGTCTCACCGCGCTGGAGCACGACCCACGCCTCACTGAATCGCAGCGCCGCATGATCCGCGAGTGGCGTGCAGAACAGGAAAGCTCTGCGCCTGCAGCGGCAGGCGTGGAGCCGCCCTGACCCGCTCACCCAGGCACCTCCGCGCTTTCACGTCGTAGCGCACGACGGGGAGCAGTGGCACGCCGAGGACTCGTTCCACACTGAGGCCGAGGCGAAGAAGTACATCAAGAACAGCAAGTTCTGGGACGGGACGCCGCGCCGGATCGTGGACGCGCTCGACCGCGCCGCCATCACGAAAGAGTCGCGCGGGCGCGTCGGCGCCACCGCCGGGGAAACCGTCCACGAGTACGCGCCGCGCAAGCCGCGCACGCGCGTCGTGCGCCTGCCCTTGACGGAACTGGAGCACGGCGAGAGCGCGATGCCGGGCGGGAAGCTGACGTGGCCGTCAGCGCGAGAACTGGTGCGGGAGTATGCGGCGCGGGACACGCCGCTGCCGCCCATCGAAGCGATCCCGCCCGAGCACCCTGGCGAGAAGTGGATGATCGAAGACGGGAGTCACCGCTACGAGGCGGCGAAGCTCCGAGGCGACAAGACCATCGACGTGGTCGTGCGCGACGAACCGCCGAAGGTCGAGGTGGGCGAGGTGCGGCAGCGCGGCACGGGCGAGCGCGGCCAGGGGATGTACGACCCGTGGTCAGGGCGCACGATGCTCGACCGCGAAACGATGAAGACGCTCTCGCGCGAGCAGCGCGCGGAGTTGGTGCGGCACGAACTGGCGCACAAGATCGAAACCGAGGGCGAGCACTGGAAGGACACCGACACCGCGCTCTGGAAGCTCTGGGAACAGGACCGGCGGCACCCCCTCTGGGACTACATGGCCGAGCGCACGGGGCGGTCGAAGTTCGACAACACGCAGTCGGCTGAGATCCTCGCGGACCTCTACGCGAACGACTACCCCAAGGGCACTTTCACCGTGCAGGATCGCCCGGTGCCCTACGCGCACGAGGCCGGGCAGACCGGGCCGCGCGAGTATCCGATCCCGCCCGACCTGATGCGCGTGCTCGACCGCATCGAAGCGTCGCTGGGGATTTGGGGCAAGCGGAAGGCGCGCGCTACTCGGGAAAGGTGAGCAGGCGTCCGCGCGTCGGCGTCGGCGGCAGGTCGAACCCCTTCACGGCGCGGTGACACACGCGGTGCCACGTCTCGCCGTGCGCGTCGTCTACGAGCGCCCCGGGCGGATCCCGCTCAAGGTTCGCCGCCTGCCCGCACCCCTCGCAAAAAAAGTGCGGCCCCCGGCGCAGATGCGTCGAGGGCGGATACGGCTTACGCGTGAAGGGCAAGCTCACGCGTCGTCTCCGATGCCATCGCGTGCGGCCCGCGTCGCGCGCATCGCGGCGAACGCATCGCCGACGCGCATCTGCGCGGCCACGTAGACGATGTCGGCCAGGGTGCCCTTGTCGAGGTGCATCAGCGAGGTGAGCAGCGGCTCGGGGCAGAGCTTCGCTTCGCTGCGCGGACGCCCCTTCGACAGCCGCCCGTTCTCGCGCGCGGTGATCACCTTGAGCGGCGACGTGCGCGAGGCCAGGGCCACCGCCGGGTTGGCGTCGTTCCACACCACGTCGTAGCCTGACTCGCGCAGCGTGCGCGCGAGCTTGGGGCGGTCGCCCACCACCTCGGCGACGCGCGTGCTGTCGCGCGGGTTGTAGCGCACCGAGACGACCTCGGGCGGCAGCGACACGGTGGTGCCGAGGTCGCGGTGATCGACCCCGGTCGCCTGCAGTGAGACATCAATCAACATTTCAGTCCTCCAACACTTCCGACACGATGAACCAGAGCAGCACGCACGCGACGACCCAGCAGTTCATCACTTGCCTCCGAGGTCGTAGAGCGGGTTCGGGCACCCCCGGTGCCACACCTTGCCCATGCCCGAGCACACGCCGTCCTGATCGAAGCGGCGCGTGCCGTCGGCGGTGATGACTTCCACGATGAAGCCGCCGCAGCCGCCCGCGCAGGGCAGCGAGGTCACGCGCGCGGCGCGGTCAGGGTTTGGCGCCGACGACAGGCGGTTGTCCTCTTCGTCTTCGCGCCAGCGGATGTAGCCGATCAATCCTCGCTTCACTTGCCACCCCCGTGCTTCCGGTCGAAGTCGCGCGTGTCTACCCAGTTCTCCAGCAGCTGCACGACGAGGTGCTCCAGGGTCAGGTCGTGCTGCAGCTGCGCGGCCCGCGCCGTGAGGGCGGGACGGAGGCGCTCCAGCAGGGCGGTCGGGACACCGAGGACCACCACCCGCGTCGCGGCCATCTTCAAGTGCTGCGTGCAGAGGCCGTCGCGCACCGCCCTGCGTCCGCAGTCGGCGGTGGACTTGTCGCGCAGGGTGACGACTGCCCTGCAGCGGTCGTGCTGCAGGGCGTCGATGAAGGTGCGCGTCACTTCGCACCTCGCGCTTCGCGGCGTGCGCGTCGCTTCGCGGCCTTCGCCTTGCGCGCGGCGAGCGCCTTGGCGCGGACCTTCGGGTCGAGCAGCGGGTTCGGCCTCGACGGCGCGTCCTGCTGCGTCTCCGCGAGGCGCAGCCCCTGCTTGCGCTTCGCGAGGTAGGCCACCGCGTCGCGCTGTCGCGCGATCACCTCGGTGACGTGCGGCGGGAACACGATGCGCGTCGTGCGGTTGCGGGCGACGTGCTCCACGAACAGGTAGTCGCCCTTGTCGAAGCGCACGGTCTGGATGATGAACGTCTCGCTCGACACGATGTCGGTCGAGCGCACGGTCGCCGGGCGGGTCTGCGCCGCCTCGGGGAGCTTGTGCAGTTGCCCCAGTTGGTGGTCGAAGTTGTCCTGGCCCGAGTCGCTGGCCGGTCGTAGCTCTTTCTTCGTGGTCATGGTCGTCTCCAGTGTGAGTGAACGAGGCTGAGCCTAACGGCCCAGCCCTTCGGTCGGCGAGAGGGGCGACAGGCTGGACGAGATCAGCCCGGCGCTGCGAAGCTCGGCGAAGAGCTTGTCGAAGTCGGGGGCGTCGAGCGTCGCCGCCTGGAACACGCCGCTCGGCGAGTCGCTCGCGCGGCGGTAGGCGTAGACGATGCCCTGGCCGCACCAGTTGCGGAAGCGCGTGTGGACGATCTCGCCGCTGAGCAGCGCCGCGCGCATCTTGGCGGTCGCCACGACGTTGCGGTCGCAGTGCTCGCACTCGACCACGTCGCCGACCTTCGTGAGGCGGTCGGCCTCGACGTGCGGGTTCGGCGTGGACAGCGTCTTGACGCCCTCGCGCTTGCCGCAGGGGCACCCCTCGGACGACGGGCCAGCCGTGGGGCGGCTGCAGTGCCAGCAGGCGTAGGTGGCGGGCACGAGGTCCACCTTGGCTGAGTGCCCGCAGGTCAGGTCGGCGTAGGCGAAGGGGAAGCGGCCCGTGTTCGTGAGGCCGGTGACGATCTTGGCGACGGTGCTCTTCATGGTCTGTTCTCCAGTGCGGGTCGGCACCCTCGCCGACCCAACACTCTAATACTAAGGCCAGCGCTGGGTTCTTGTCAAGCAGGCCCAGGAACAGGCGTCTTTTCGCCGTTTTCCCAGCGCCAACGGATGCAGTCGGGGCCACTCCGGTGGCGCTTGCTGCCGCAGGTCAGGCAGCGCGTCGGGGGCACCAGCCCGGCAAGCTCCAGCAGGCCGCGCACGCCGATGCTGCCCTGGACGCGGTCGCTCGCGAGCACCTTGCCGTTCACGTCGCGCACGTAGCCTGCCCAGGTCCACCCGTAGTTCTGCCCCCGTGGCTTGTAGGGGATCCGCACGCGCTTGTCGCGCACGACCGCGAGGTGAAAGCGCCTGCCGTCGGGCAGCGTCGCGCTCGCATAGCGGTTACCGCTCGGATCCTCGCGCCAGCAGCCCTGCGTCGGGTGGTCGGTGTCGATGGCGTAGTCCTTCACCGGGCACCGTCCTTCGTGATGACGAACGCCGGGCCACCGCCACGCGTCGCGGGCTGCAGCGTCACGCGCTGCTGCGGGTCGGACGTGTTGTGCCCGGGGAACACCACGCGGTTGCGCGTGGCGGTCACGACGGGCTGCTCGTCCAGCAGCCGCTGGGCCTCGCCCGAGGACAGCCGGTAGGTGGTGCCGGTCGCGTGGAACGTGAGCAGGAACGGGCGCAGGGTCGCAGTGATCGTCATGGTCGTCTCCAGTGTCAGGGCCGCAGGGCTAGATGCCCTGCAGCCAGTCGATGAGCGCCTCGGCGTGGACGCGGGCCTTGGCGGTCTGTCCGCAGGCCAGGAACGCGAACACCTTGGCGAGGTGTGTCGAAGCCGTCTGTCTGTCCATCACCGCACCTCCGCGAGCAGCGCGAGCACTGCCTCGTGCGTGACGCCCGGCGCGAGCGTGATCGTCCAGCAGTAGCTGAAGGTGCAGATGCCCCGGTTGTGGTCGCGGTGCTCGCCGTCGCTGGTGATGAGCACCAGCTTGCGCTTCAGCAGGTTGCCTGCCGCGTTGCGGTCCTGCCCGCCCCAGTGCTGCGTGAGGCGTGACCCCCACTCGATAGCGATGCGGTCGTGCTGCGAGTGCAGCAGCCGTAGCAGCAGGGCGGCTTCCGTCTTTCCGAGTCTCTTCGTCATCGTCGTGCTCCAGTGTGGTCGCGGGTTAGGCTTGAATCCGCAGCCCGGCGGCGTCCATGCCCTGGACGATGTCGAGCACGTAGCGCGGCTCCACGACGGTGCCGGTGGTGCCCCAGGTCTGCCGGTCCTCGGGGAGGTAGGCGTCGGCCCACTCGCGCGCGGCGCGCGTCAGCAGCTGCAGGATGACGACGCTGCCGTGGTTCTCGACGCGCACGTCGATGGCGGGCGGCGCACCCGGCAGCGCGACGCGGCGCTCGGTGAGCATCCGCGTCAGGTCGGCGACCGACAGCTGCTTGAGGATGCGCGCGACCTGCTTGGGGCTGGGGCGACCCGAGCGGCTGTTGTAGGCCGACCAGAGGGCGGCGAGTTGTTCGTGGTAGCTGGTCATCGGTCTGTTCTCCAGTGACGGGGTGGGCCGACCCAACGCCGACCCAACACCCAAAGATTACAGGAGCGCTGGGTTTCTGTCAAGCGCCCTCGAAAAGGCTGAGCATTTTGTCGCGAAGTGCCGCCCGGCTGGTCCGCAGCACCGCGTTCGTGGCGCTGAGGGCGACCAGCTGCTCGCGCGCCAGCCCCAGGGTCGCCACGGCGTCGTCCAGCATCCGCAGCAGTTCGGTGATCGAACTATCGACGGCGGCTTCGGTCGTCGCCCCAGCGGCCTCTGGTGCGGGCACAGACACCGTCTCGGGTTCCGCCGTCGGCGCGGGCGTCGGCGCGGCCTCGACCGGCCTCCGAGGGCGCCCTGGCCCCGGCGACAGCGGCGCCAGCAGCCGCCGCACCTCGCCCGTGCCGAGTAGCTCGGGGTGTGAGTAGACGGCGTGGTCGGCGTAGTGCGTGACGCGCGCGAAGTTGTGGATGCGCTGGTGCTGCCGGTGCCCCACCCAGCGCAGGAAGAGCACCATGCCCACCCCCGACGGGATCGCCGTGGCGCGCTCGACCTCGGTGCCCTCGGAGGCCCACTGCAGCACCGACGGGTGCTTGTCGGCCCAGTCGGGCAGGTTGCCGTTCTTCGTGCCGACGATGAGGATCTTTAGCTGCTGCTTGAGGCACGTCTGCACGGCGTTGGCGACCTGTTCGTCAGGGCGCGGGAAGTCGCGAAGGTGGTTGCTCATCGGTTCTCTCCAGTGGCTGGTGTGGTGTCGGTGCGCGCCGCGAGGCGCTCGGCGCGCGTGTAGACGCGGCGACGGTGCGGGTCCAGCCCGCACGCGTTGCACACGAGGTGGTGCTCGGCATCGTTGTGCCAGCCGAGCGGGCCGTCTTCCGGTTCGCCGCAGGGGCAGACGTGCGCGCTCACTTCGCACCGCCCGTCGCCACACGGTCGCGCCACGCCGGGCCGGTCACGCGCGTCGCGTCGAGGCGGCGCACGCGCACCGCTCCCGAGCACTCACGCGAGATGCCGCCCTTCGACCGCACCGCCGCGCGGTGGAGAAGCTCCACGACGGCGTCGAGGTCCACTTCGACCTCGACCTCATGGGTTCGCAGGTCGGGCGCATCGCCGTAGCTGCGCGCGTGGTTGACCTGCACTTGGTATCGCCGAGTGATCACGTTGTCGCTCATCGCTGCCTCCGTCGAATCTGTTTGTTGACGCCGCCGTTCGCCAGGACCGTCGCCGCGCAGCCTGACCCGAAGTCGAACCAGCCCTGCGAGTCATCGGGGGGCACCTCGCCCGCGCGGTGGTAGGTGCCCGTGTAGGTGTTGAGTTCTAGCTGCACGAGGCGCTCGGGGTCGAGCCGCTCGCCGCACCGCTCGCACTCACGCGTGCGCGGCATCGGCCACCTCCTGCTCGTGGACGGTGACGCCCTTCTTCAGCGTGCGTGCGTAGGCCACGACCTCGTCCCAGTCCGCGCCGCTCACCGACTTGAGCACCGTCGAGCCGACCGGCGACGTGGTGCTGTCGTACGCGCCGAACTGATCCGGCACCGGCTTGGCGTAGGTCAGCGTGATGCCGTCGGTCCACACCGTCTCGTCGCTGCCCGACTCGCGCCTGCCGAAGCTGTTGGGCGTGCGCTCGGTGGCGACGACGGTGCGCGTGACGATGCTGCCGCCCAGGCGGGTGACGCGCACGCGGTCGCCCGCGAGCACGGCCTCGACCGGCACGGTGTGCCGCGCGGCGATGAACGCGCGCACGGCCTCGATGGCCTTGGTGCCCGCGCGGGTGTGCTGCACCTTGCGGCCTCGGCACCCGTAGCAGATCGTGCCGTCGCGCAGGTTGAAGGAGTGGTGGCCGCTGCCCAGGCAGCGGCTGCAGGTCTGCGTCTCGTAAATCAGGGTGGTCTTCGTCACGGGCGTGCTCCAGTGATGACCCGCTCGTTAGCGGGTGGGTTGGACGGCGGCGAGGACGGCGGCGACGCGCGCCGCGAAGCGCTTGGCGTCGCGCAGGCTGCTCGCGAAGTAGATGCGGTCCTTGCCGTCGAGGTCGGTGTAGAGGACGACGTGGGTGATGTTCTGCCCCTTGAGATCGGTGCAGAGGCTGGCGCGGAGCGAGCCGAGGTCGGCGTAGTGCTCGCGGGTGGTGAGGATCTGCGTGGTCATCGGTGGCTCCAGTGGGCCGGGGACATCCCGGCGACCAGAGAAGCTTACTGGAAACCCAGCGCTGCCGTCAACAAGTGGGCTTTTGCTAGGCTTTTCTCGAGATTCGGCGCGCCAATACGGCGACTTGGTGCATCCGGCTCAACCTGTGGCACACTGCTCTGCATGAAACGTGACGACCTCATTGCCCTGGTCGCCGACGCGCCGAGGGGCGAGCGCCTCGCGCTGCTGCTCAAAGTGCTGCCGACACCGTCGAAGGTGATCGCGCAGCGCGCGGGCTGCAGCACGCGCACGTTGTCGTCAGGGCGGCTGTCGTTGCCGCTCAAGCTGCGGGTGGCGCGCGTCGTGCGCGTGCCCGCAGCGATCATCTGGCCCGAACTGCAGACGCTCGCGTGGGAACTGCTCTACGGGTTCAAAGAGCGCTAACGCTCACTGGAGAGACACGTCCAATGGAACAGACCGATCAGCCCGTCAGCGTCACCGTCGCGCAGCAGAGTGGCGACGTGTTCACGCACTCCCCGTCTATCGCGAAGCTCGCTGAAGCGCTCGCGAAGGCCCAGGCGCAGTTCACGACGCTCAAGGCGTCGAGCGTCGCCGACGCCGAGAAATACAAGTACAACTACGCGGACCTCGCGAGCGTGCTCAACGCCGTGCGCCCGGCGCTCAGCGCCGAGGGCATTGCGATCCTGCAGGGCGTGTCGATGCAGCGGCCCT